CTTCATCATTTGTGTATGTTTTTTCTAGGCCCAATCCTTTGGCCCAATCTAAAATAACAGGGTTGTGTTTTGAGCCTACAATCTCGGCCGTGCCATAAAGTCGTAAAGCGTTAACTAAAATCTTCGGGGCCCCTTCTTTTAGTAAGTATTCAAATTGCTTTTCCATAATAATTAATTTTCCCAAATTTCTAAAAGTACTTTGTGTGTAGAACATAATTTGCGCAATTCCTTTGGACTAATTTCTTTTGCGTTCGGTAGGTGCATACAAGTTGCTACGAACTCCGAGCAGTACAAACGTTTGTTGCTTTCATTGTCCTTAATCCATTTGCTTGTAATTAGTTTTAACGGTTGTCTAATAAGCAACGAACGAAAATCATATTTTGAACCGATATGTTCGTTTACTTCCTTCATATCAATTATACCCATTCCATCCGTTGCAGTAAAATTGTAGTTATACTTCTCAATCCATTTAGCGAATGAACGTATTTTAGTACCATCTATTTGTGAATCTATAATCATGGGTACGCCCTGAATCAATTTAAAGATTGCGGTGTGTGAATATTTACTCCCTGTCGCACCTTTAATTAATTTTGGTATAATTCCACTACCTGAACAATGAAGTATGGCACAATCGCCTAATTTACGCCATGAATCTAATTTTTCAGGTGAAGGTGGAATAAGTTCCTGTTCTAAATGTTTGTCTAGTTCAAAAAGCAGTTTATTTAAAACGGGTCTACCTTTCAAAATACCCTTTTCAATTCCAAAAGTTGTTAAGTCCTCAACAACCTCCAATAATTTTTTCTTTGCCATATCTTGTAATTTGCTCAAATATACGTAATTTAGCAAAAACTTAAAACAAATGTATTATGAATCCAAATAAAGGAAAAATCCATTATGAAATTTTAAAACCATGTTTATGGTTTGCAAAAGGCGATAAAATAGAAGTAGAAAAGTTTCAGGAATATTTTACACCAAAAGCTGTTAATTCATTAATTCAATATGAATACATCAAAATTATAATGTAAAACCGTCCATCCTTAAATCCGACCATTCGTCACAATTTAGGAAAACGTGAAGGGATTAACAGTAGATTTGATGAAATTTAAAACGAAGTAGTATGAGTGATGAAATAGCAAATGTTAAAAACGCAACATTAAAACTTAACTTAAAATCTGATAAAGGTTATAGTTCAAAAGTAGAGTGTAAAGTTAACGCTTGGCAATGGCGTGCAATCGATTTAATTATTGAAAGCAAAGAATTTACAGAACAAGATTTAGTAAAAATAACTAACGAATTAGAGTAATGAAAACACTAATAATCTTTTTATTCCTTTCGCTTAGTTGCAAGAGTCAGCAAGTTGACAAGGTGGCGCATTTTGGCGTTGGGTATGTTTTAGGAGCGACTAGTTCATCGCTAACAAGCAAACAGAAACCAATCGTTAACATCAGTATTGGAGTCGGAACAAGCTTAGTCGTTGGAACTTGTAAAGAACTATACGACAAAAGCAAAGGCGGTGTATTCAATTACAAGGATTTAGGCGCAACTGTGCTAGGTTCGGCACTCGGTACAATCACCATTCGTTACACAATTAGAAAAACTATTTAACATGAAAGGAATTTATAAGGCTCAAAGAGTCGACGGCAAAGGATGGGTTGAGGGGTATTATGTTTATGATTCTTTAGTACATCAAATAATAACATCTGATTTTAGCTGTTTTAATGTAATACCCGAAACAGTTTGTACTTACACTGGTAGGCAAATAAATGGAGTTAATTTATTTCAAGGAGATAAAATAAAAAAGCTTCATTTTATTTCTGCAAATGGTAAAAAACATTATTTAGAGCATATTGTACTTTGGAATAATGAATATTCATGTTGGATGGCTTCAGTTGATGGTACAACTGATTTTAAACGTGGGAATATACAATTGTATCTTTATTTAAGAGATATGATTGAACCTGAAATCATTGGAAACGTACACGATAAAAACGAGGAATGAAGTTAATTAATAAAAAACCAACAAAAGATATTTTAATAAGTTTAGGCTATATTGTATTAAAAGAAGATGATGATTATATTAATTATTGCTTAACTTTTAACACTGAATATTGTGTGCTTTACAAAAAGAACTATGATGAATATGTTACTGATTTTTTGAATTGGAATTATCAAAAAAAGATTAAAACAGTTAGTTGGCTTCAAAAGATATACAACCTTTTAACTGAAAAAAATTTATATCCAAATACTGATGAAGTTATGTTTTATTATAAACTTAAAAACAAACCTACTTCTTAAACAAATCTTTAAAGAAAGTGTTTATTTTAGTTGGGTTTATTTTAAACTTATTTCGAATAAGTCTAATAATTAAATCGGGTGCTTCTTCACCCATTCTTCCAATTATGTAAGCTATTCCCGTTGCTGTTGCAAAGTGCATTATTTGACATAATAAACTAGAAACAAACATTGCAGTAACACCTCCCACTAAAATATCTCTAAAGCGCTCTAAAAAGGATTTCTTTTTTGTTGGTTTTTTAAGTAACGCGCCACTCATTCCAGCAATCAAAAGCATAAAATCGAATCCAGCCTTTTTTGCATCGTCAATAAATAAAATAAATGAATCCCAAATTGCGACTTGAAAACTTGTATCAGTAAGTAAGTCTAAAACGTAAATTAAACGCTTGTATAACTCTAAAACACAATAGTAGTCGCATATTATAACCTTACTCATTTATTCTTGTAATAACGGTTAATAATAAAGTAGAAAATAATAGCTGTTAACCATTCACCGATTCCGTACTCATAAGGATTAAAAAATAATTCGTCGAATAAATCAGATAAATAAAGAACAAAGGCTAAGTGAATTAAAACACGTCTAATATCTTTTAGCTTTCGAGTTAAAATAAAAACAGCAATCGCTGGAGCAAGTTTAAACAAGGTATTACTAACTCCGTATAAGTAGTCAATTTCATTCTTATCAAACAATTGGTAAACAACTCCAAAATCATGGATTAGTTTAATTCCAACAGCAACGAAAAAACAACCTAGAAATATGCTAATTGCTTTGTTCATTTTTAACCTCTTCGAGAACGTCCTCCGATAATAGTTACTCCAGAAGTAATTGCGTTCTGAATTTGTACTACTGTTGTATTAGCTTGTATTCCTTTTGAATATGGATTATTTTTGTTATTAACAAAGTCAATCAGCGCCAAATAGTTGTTGCCACCATAAACATTCAAAGCACTTTTAATCGAGTTTAAAATCGTAGGCTCGTTTACATTTGTAGGAACTTCAAACAACATAGTATAAGTGTTGCTATTCCATACGAAAATTACATCTAAATTTTTCATTCTTCTTCTTTTTTATTTGTTTTTCTATTACTATTCCAAAAGTAAGCAACTACCAAAGCGCCAACCCCGTAAATGAAATTTCTCCAGTATTCGTCTTTTACTAACTTTTCTACAAAACCAGTTTCTTGGTCTATTAAAAAAGTAGCAATCCATCCGATTAATACCCAATTCTTTTTGATTGCTTTTTTCATAGTATTTGGTAGCTTAAACATTATACTTCTAATTTATACGGTGCTAATAATTCGTCTATTTCTTCTTGCGTTACAACCTCCATATCATTCGCTTGTAGATACCAAAAATAATTACAATTTGTTTCTAATGGATTACAAATTTTGTTATTTACGATGTGAATCTCTTGAATCATTAACAAGTTTTTTTGTGATTTAAATTGTGATCGTGTAAGGTTATTAAATAAAGCATCAAAAGTTGTCATTTTGTAAACAGAATCACGCCCTAAGAACTCTTTAAATTTAGGAAATACCCAATATTCATTTTCGAAAACTATGTAATCTTCTCCAAGTTCATTCTGTAGAGTTTTCTCTACTGTAATGTTTCTAATTTCATTTACGATTATATTCAAAACTGTTCTAAATGTTACAGTTCCGTTATCGTCGTTTTCATTCATGTTTTTAGCTTCCATGTAAACTACCGAAGTAACTCTATTCATGGCATCTAATAGTTGTGGTTGTTTTGTTCTTATCATAATTATTCTATTACTACGTTACCTCCAAAAATTGTTGTAAGTGGATTTGTTACCCAAGTCGGATTTATTGCTTTTATTTCAAAATAATCTCCAGCAACTACTGGAATATTTAAACTTTCGTTATTAAAAATACGTTCATTTGCGGAAGCACTAACTATTTCTATTAAGTAGTCTGTTGCATTGTTCACTCTGATAGATAAAAGCCAGTTTTCAGCCGTTCCAGCCGTACCCGAATAACAGTAAACAGTAGCTCGTCTTATCACTCCTGACTGTTCAATATGAACTTTTGAAGTGTTTGCTACTGTTGTTGGTGCTTTTGGTAAATTACCAAAGTAAATGGTTTGAGCATCAACTGGAGAAGATGTCAAAGCCTGTACGGTATAAAGCATAGGTTCTCCCTGCCAATAACTACCGTTATAAGTCTCTATTCTATTTCTATCACTATTAAATACTTGCATGCCTTTTACAAGCGAAGAGATAGAAGCTATTTGAGATGTATTTAATGGTGTATTTAATAAGACACCCTGACTAATTGTTACTACATTCGTGTTTTTATTAATGTCTAATAACTCAGTTGATGAATGTTGTACTTTGTAATTATCCCCAAACTTTCCAGCATACCACAAAATACTTGAACCTGCGTCACGATACCCTATGTAATTGTCAGTGGCGCTAGAAATCAAACGAAGACTCTCATTATTTAAGTTACCTGATGCTTGACACTCTCCGCCATTCCAACCAAAAGTCCAAGAACCATCTACCCCCCCGCCTGCACCAGCGCATGAAATTTGGACACCATTTGCCGAGCTATTTTTCTGAATTAATAAATTCGGGTTATTATCAAATATTAAATTTGATGAGGTGCCGATATTTAACTGACCTCCTTCCATCGTTAAGCGATTCCCTGCCATTGTCACAACTCTAGCACCTGTGAGTGTTCCATCTGTATTATAGATATTAGTACTATCAATGAAAGCCGAAATAGGTAGGTATCCGTTTATAAAACCTCCTCCCCCATCTTCTTGAATAGCGGGTATTCTTTCTGTACCGTCCTGAGCGAGTAAATCAAACTCAGTTATTTTCTTTAAACCAATCATATTATTTCAAAAAAATCATTAAACCCTTCGTTTGCACGTTTGAGTGGTTTTATATCTGCATCAGTATTCAATTCGCTTGTGAAGTTTGGAAACAAAGATGAGTTATCTTTTAAATATGCAATAATTCTATTTTCATAAAACACCGCTTTTTGAGAATATACGTTTTGAATGTGCGCAATCTCTTGAAACGTGGCAGGCTGTGAGTAGTCTCCGCTTTGTTGCTGAATACCTTTGTTTTTTAAAGCGTAACTAATCGACAAAACGCAATCTTCAACAGCACGCCACGCAATAGCAGGCTGTATCTTTGATACTAATATTTCTTCGTTTGCGCTTAATGTTTGAGCATTGTATTTATTCAATAAGTCTTTATAAAAATACGTTCCAAGTAATGGTTGTATTCGCATATCAGCTTGCGATTGTACGAAAGGGAATATCTTAACAGCGTCAATATTTGCCGTTATTGGAGTGTTCGTCTTGAGCCAGTTTTCAGTTACAAAATAAATCATTTCAATAAATTATTAAGTTCATCAATTGTCATGTTATCTGCTAGTTTTTGCTGTAAAACAATTGGTAAAGCATTAAATTTATCTAACATCAATTGTGTTTCAGGGTCAATTTGTGTTATTTTATCCTCAACAATTTGGAATTCATTTATAACATATTTACCTTTTGCTTTTGCAATTGATAGTAAGTCATTAAATACCTTTTCAATTTCAGCACGTAAAGGCATTACAATATTCTTTTCAAATATAACATACGACTGTTTTATATCAGAACCGCTTCCAAGTTTACCACTCACACGTACACCCATTAAAATAGGGTCAATAGTATGCGCCTGACAAATCTTAGAATCTATACTTTCAGTAGTTGATTGAAAAGCATTATCTAACTGTGATACAGGTATTGTCTGAATATCTGGCATAGTCTCTTTTCCACGTCCAAAGAACGTCCAAATTTTACCTCCACCTTTTGCACCACGTGAACCTGTAATTGTGTTTTTTAGTTCTTGTTTTTCTTCTTCATTTGCAGGCTTATTAGGGAATGAAATGGCGTAACTTGGAAAAATACCGTTAACGATGTACTGCTTTTGCAAGTAACTCATTTCGCCATCCAAGAAACACCAATTTAAAGCACTTGTGTACGAAGGTAATGGATAAACGTCTTGTCCTACTGAATGTTTTTCGTAGCAATAAAGTAAACATTCATTTGTCTTATTCTGTAAAACGTTTTTACGGTTGTAAGGTAGGATTTTAAGCGTTTGAAAGTTACCACGTGACCAATCAGAATTAATTTGATACAGTGAACCTTCTTTATTTCGTCTTACTTTGTCGGCGCTTACATATTCAGCTTTTCTAAAATCTCCGCTACTATCGAAGTGAATAATAAAATAACAACGATTATGCAAAATAATATCTAGTAAAGCTTTATCGTCGTTCTCAGATATACGCATTGTAATGTTTGAGGCACGTAAAAAAACATCTTCTTCCATTGAAGCGCCTTGGTTTTTCACCAACTCATACCCTCCACCTAAAACAGCATTAACTTTAAAGTTTACAATGCTTGAATGTATTGGAGACGTATAATACATTTGGTTAATTAATGCAGGATAAAGATTGTCATTACCAAACCAAACGTAATCGTTTGAACTTTGAGCGATGTCAACTCTAGGTAGAGATAAATTACCTTCACCAACATTACCGAATGGCGTGCTGAATGTTTGATAACTGTCTTTACTTTCTAGTTGCGGTTGCGCCCCAAATTGTATGCCTAATATTTTCATATATAAATATCGTTTGTTTCTGTCTCACGAATTATTAACGTGCCTATCATATTTCTACTTAAACCTGTTTCGTCCGTTGGTTCTTCTTCTTCTAAATCAAAATTGAAGACCTCAAATTTATATTGATTAGCGGGTAAATCGAAGTTGAACTCAAAATTTGTGTACCTTTCATTTTCACTTGTAACCGTTGGAATAAAATACGAAACACTTTCGCTGTTATAATCGTTCGTTAATTTGAATAAATAACCATTATTAGCAAAAGTTTTAAAATCGTATAACGATAATGAAAACTCACTAATTGTATTTTTATCCATGTATAACATATCTTATAATGTCATACAATAAAAAAAGGGGCTTATTTCTAAACCCCTAATTCAATTAAAAAAAACAAAATTAAACTGCAAGCAATCCAGCAATAATTGTTGGGTCTACTTCGTACGCTTTGTGCATAGATTCCGCTGTGAAAGTTATTTCATAATTTGAACCATCTGCCTTAGTTGTTCCCGAACCTCCTGTGTCTGTTGCCATTTGACAAAGTTCGAAATTCCAAAACTTTCCATTTGCATCTTCAACAATAATATCTAAATCACGTTGACCTTCGCCGGCGATATTAATCGCTTTTGATTTTGATGCTTCACGCTTCATTAATTTAAGCATGATTGTTTGTAAATAGAAGTAAGAACCATTTAATAAATCATTCTGTCTTTCCTCTGTGTAGTTCCCTACATTTCTGCGAAAATTAAATTCCACATAAGGGGAAGAGAAAGAAATCCCTTCCACTTCCCAAGTAGTAGCGTTTTCTGTTTTTGATGTGATGTTGTCTGAGTCGTTAATCAAAACACGTACAATTCCACCGATGTTATTGTCACATCCTTTTGCAATTCCTGTTAATGTTGTGCAATCCATATTTATTAGTATTAAAAAAGGGCGGTATTTATTGCACCACCCTTCAAGTTTGAAAATTTATTAATTAAGGAGCGTTCCAGTAGAAAACAATCTCTCCACCATTCGTATGGAAGTAACCTTCTTTTTGGTTAGCACGTGTACGGATGTACGGTTCTGCAACTGAATCAGCTAAATTAACCGCTTTCAATTCATCTCCATCTTTGTCGCCATCGAAAGCATAAATTAAGTTATCTTTCAATGTTAATACCTGAGTACCTGTTGGAAGTCCTGAATCTTCGATTAATTTAATCCCTAAGAAAGTTAACCCCAACGCTGTTGTAATGTTGTTTACTGTGTTTTGTGTGGCTGTTGCTAAACGGTACGCACCTGAAATTTCGGGAGAAACAAACCAACGTAATTGGTCAATTTTTACACGAACTTGTGCAGGTAACGCTTGATAAACTTTAGTCATTTCAGCTATTGCGTTCAACGGTGTGATTGCAACACCAGCAGAATCTACATCGATAACAGTAGCATCAGCTTTCAATTTTTTCAAGTGACCATCAACTAACAATAGATTTGTATCTACAGAAGTTGTGTCTCCCTGCCAACGTCTTAACGCTCTTTCTTCACGTGCTTTATTTGCTAATTCCATCCAATAATATTGCATGAATGAAGCAACAGTAAAGTCTCCATTTGAACCTTTAGCCATTTGTAAAGCTAAGAAAGATTGCTCTACATCAAACTGACAAATTTGCGCCATGATTGAAGTTGGAGTCACATCGATGTCGATTGCATCTAGCTCCTCTGTTGGTGCTGTAAAGTTACAAGTTGACGCTTTAGTCACTTGACCGAATGTAACGTTTGCTAATTTAGTTGCCGCTTTAATTCCTGGCAACGTACGGAAATTGTCTACGATTTGTTCGTCGATATACGAACGAGAGTAGAATTCTTGTGGATTAGGACAAAGCAAAGCATTTGTCTCAATCGTTAATGAAAATTTTAAATCTCTTTGCATTTGATTTATTTTTTATTTGATTTTGAAAATTGTGCAAGGCGTTGAAATGCTGACAACTGAACAGGCGCTTGCTCTTCCTCTTCCATTGTTTCTTCTTTTTTCTCTTCAATACCCGCTTTAATTTCGGCAAGCATATTTAAGACTTCACTAACTTTTGCATCAATCATTTGCGCAACTTTTTCCTCTGTTAACGCTTCCGATGTTGCTGGCTCTTCTGCCATTTCAGTTTCAGTTTCCTTTTCTTCGGTTACTTCCTCCGTAGTATCTTCTGTTTTTTCGTCGGTTGCCATTTCTGTCTCCTCCTCTTTTACTTCTTCTACTTCCTCGGTAGTTTCCTCAGAAAGTTTAACTTCTACTTCGACAAGTTGACCGTTTGAAAAAACGTATTGCTTGCCTTCAGACAGTTGTACTCCCTCTGGTAAACCCATTGTATTTGTATTTAATTGTTTACTTAATTTAAGACCAAATGAACCGCCAATTGAATAACCTAATTGGTCGTTCTCAACTAATTTATTATAGTAGTCTTTGTCTGTTATTTGAGTGGTTAACATTAACGTACCTTTTGGAACTTCAATTCCGTAAGTTGTGTATGCTTTGTCTTCTTTTGGATTGTCTACTATCCACGCTTCAAGTACATAAGCAGGAACTTTCTTTTCTTTGTCATGTTCGAAATTAAAAAGGCTTTCTCCGTTTGAAATCTTTAACATCAATTCAGCATGAATCAAATCGATTTGCTCCTCTGAAAATGAAACGTTAAATTCCTCTCCATCTTGGTTGCGATAAATCTCCATCGGAATCATAGCAGGCGCAACGATTCTCATTTTCGGTTCGTCTTTAAATGAAAGTTTCTTCGCACCTTTAAAAGCAAACCCCTTTGTAATAATCGCAGGGTCGGACGTAAATGCCACCTCGTCAAGTCCTGTAAACTCTTCGCCTGTCTCGGTGTCCTTTTTTAAAATACGGTATGTTACTAATTCATTCATACACTATGATGGCCTAATTAAGAAAATAGGATATTTTTTTTGTACTTTTGACAAAAACAAAATTGACATGATTAAAATTAAAGACAAAGATTACCCCACAAAGGTTGGTGAAATGACTTTAGAACAATGGGTAAACGTATCGGACGCGGTGAGACAATTTGAGAAAGAACCAATTCTACAAATGGAAGCTGTATTAATGGCAATTGGAGTTCCACAAAAGGACATTGAAGAAATTGAAATTTCATTCGGCAAAGAATTGTATAAGGAACTCGAAGACGATGCAAACGGATTAGAACTTAACGAAGTAATTGAAGGGTATAAATTGGATTTATCAACGCCTTTAAATATCAAAACGTCAAAAATGATTGACCGACTGCATGAATGTGGAAACACTACACTTGCATTAATCGCTTTCTTTTATCGTGACGAGAATTTAACCAATAACGAACACTTCGACAAGGCGCACATTAAACATAAGATTAGTAAATTGAAGAAATTGCACGCTGGTTTATTTGTTGTGGCTGTTAGTTCAATCATGGAATATTTAACAGGTGAAGCAAGTAAGTTGACAAATGAAAGTAAGTGATTACATACAAATACTAAATATTAAAAATGAGCGGTTCGACTTAGAGTTAGACCGCTCTTTGTCTATGCTTTCGATTTACTTAGATAAAGACCTCGAAGAAATCGAAGACCTTCCGATTAACGAAGCGAATAAGTTTATCTATGAAATGCAATCGTTCTTAAGTCGGGAGTTTAAACAAGGTAATTCGATACCGCATGAGAAGTTAACGCTTGGGAATTTCATCGACTTAGAAACGTATCTACAAAAACCCGAAGACCTTACAAAGTGTATTGCTATTCTATTTCGTAAACAAAAACTAAACGAATGGGAACATATTACTTTTGAGCCTGTCGAGTTTGATATTGTGGAGCGTGCAAATGAATACTTAGAAAATGAAATTGAAACTTATTTAGGTAGCTTAAATAATTATGTAAAATTTAGAATCCATATCGTAGACACTTATAAGTCGATTTTCGGACTAGACAAGGATGAAACTGAACTGGAAACAGATGGATTAAACGCAGGAGAAATAAAGGAACTTGAAATTGAAGAACAAAAAAGAAAAGAGAAATCTCAATACAGTTGGGAAAATTTTGTATATTGGCTTGCAGGAGAAGATTTAACAAAGGTGGAAACAATTTTAAACTTCCCTATTTTATACGCCCTTAACATGGCATCAATGAAGAAAGTCTATGAAAATTAATTTATTTATTTTAGTGTTGTTTTTGTTTTCTTGTAAAAAGGATAAACCGCAAATAGTTGTAAATACTCCAAAAGAAAAAGAGTGTCGTTGTGATGAAATACTTTACCAAAAAATAAATGAAGATACCGTTTTCACAATGGTAGGTTATCAAGATAGTTTGATAATCTCGTGTGACTC